GAAAGCGCCAGCATCAGTTACTTCAAACTGGGGCACAGCCTACAAGCAAGTTGCTGCAGAGTTAAAATTTGATCTACAGGTAACTATAGAAGGTGGAAGTGGAGCAGATGCAGATATGGTCTGGACTCCAGTACTTGGAACCATCTGCGTCCTTAGTGATATAACTCCAGGGCTATAATGACAGTTATTAAGGTTTCAACACCAACACCGCTTATACCACCAGTTATTAAAATTGGTAAAAAAATATTTAAAACAAAAATAAAGTAGTTTAAGGTTAGTCATGGCTAAAAGCATGGACTTTCCTAAAAAGAAAAAATATTCAGAAACTGTTCAAGAAGAAAAATCAGTAGTAGAGTATGTATCCGTTCCTGGAATGCAAGGGGAAAAAGGAGATATAGGACCACAAGGACCACAGGGAGAACGTGGTTTAAAAGGCGACAAAGGCGATCCTGGTAAACAAGGACCAGAAGGGCCTAAAGGAGAGCGTGGAGAGCCAGGGAAAGGCTCAGAAGGCTATGACAGCGCATCTGGACAGTATCCAGGATGGGCATATTATAAAAATAAAAATGACAATAAAACAAAAATTGGTCCAGAAAGAGGTGATGATGGATGGGTGTCAATATTTTTAGATGTAGACCAAGAACAAAGCATTGAGAAGTATCTTCCAAAGAAGTCTGTACCATTATTAAATCAAGTTGCAAAAAGAATTAACTTTAAAGCATTTCAAGAAGGCGCAATAGTTAATATTAGGTATGACCTAGAAATAGAGACTTATAATAATAATACAGAATTATGGATTAGAACATTTTCAATAGATGATGAAAACTCAGTTACTGGATATCTTGGAAACTTAAAATATCAATATTCGTACGACCTTTCTTTTTATCAAACCATATTTATAAAAGATAGACCTACTAGGATTTTTGGCGGTATACCACAAATCAGATCAGACAATGAAGGTACTGTTATACTTAAAGGTATATATATATCAGTTTCTTAATGGTATAATTAAGCAGGAGGACTAATGGCATTTCCAGGCTCATATAATTTTAATTACTATCGTGGTGATACCGCTGAATTTGTGATACGCCCAAAAACAGCAAATGGATCAGCATTTGATTTAACAGGTTTTTCAGCAGATTTTTTTATTGCTAATACAAGAGGGCCAAACCCAACACAATCCTATGAGGCACAGGCGGTAGTTTCTGGAGTTACAGATACAGTAACCTGCACAATTTTGCCAGGAGTTGGAAGAGACCTTGCTGCTGGAACTTATGTATACGATGTACAAATAGATAATGGTCCAACTGAAATTTATACAATTTTAACAGGAACAATTACAGTAACAAACGATATTACTGGAGCAGATGAATCCTAATGGTAGATGTATTATTAAACACTGAAGATGTAGTTGTTTTAGGCCCACCGCAAACTATTGATGTTTTAGTAGATATAGGGCCACAGGGAACTCGTGGAACAAAATTTATTGTAGGTTCTGGTGAGCCAAACCCACAAACATCAAGTGAAGTGCTTCTTGGTCAAACACTTATATTAAACGATATGTATATAAATGTTGCACCAGGAGCAAACTATGGATATCTATATCAATATGTATCTCAGCCAGGTGGAAATACTTGGACACAGGTTTTAAAAATTAGCCCCGCAATATATTCTGCTGTAGAAACAGTTTCTTTTACATCTGGAGCAGGAGCAATAACTATTCCGATATCAAACATAGTAACCGTTAGTGGTTCACCACTTACCGCTTCAAACTTTAGTGTGCAATTTCAGATTGAAGGAGCAAACCCAATTGCTTCATCAATGGAAATTCCTGCTTTAGCAGGGGCTGGAACAAACTTAGTAATAAACTTTGACGCAGTTCAATATAGCGGTGGTAGTTGGTCAGCACTTACTGGAAGTAAGACAGTACACCTATTTATCTCTATAGTTTGATAAAAATGGTATAATCTTAAAAGAGGTGAGACCCAATGGCTGTAGAAAACATAGGAAACTTAGTACCAACTAAAATTCCAGCATTGATTGACGATGCTAATATTCAGGATGCTTTAAAGGCATACCACTACGGCTCATATGATTTTGATACCGCAGAAACCGATACAGCAGAATTATTAAATCCCTCAATTGCTTATACAATAAATGATTTACAAGAGCAAATAGATGACCAAGTTGCGTTAGAGTTAGCAGCAAGAAATATATCTTCAGCACAAAACTCTGCACCTGTTGCAGCAAACTTTACGGCATTTTCTGCAACAATTCCAAATGGATATATTTGGGTAGATAAAGATGCTGCTGCTCCAGTAGGATATATATCCGCAACATCTATTTATACAGCAACACAACCAACAACTGGGTTGGCAAATGGAGTTATTTGGATTAAAAAAGGATCAAGTCCACTAGAGATGTATGTTTATAATTCTGACACTAGTAGTTTTGATCAGGTGGTTTAATGCCAACATCATTTAATTACGACGGTAAACCAGGGTACATATACAATGCAGCAGATGATACCTGGTATGAATTATCTGGAAAAACAGATACGTCTGGAACTTTTGAGTGGGCTGGTCCACACACACACCTTTCAAGTGTAACAATCTTAGATCATCTTATAGGAAAAAAAGGTATAAATAACTACCTTAACCCTTCGGCAAGAGATGCATCAATTACCTCACCAGTTGCTGGATCAATCTGTGTAATCAGACAAGATGGCTCAGGCAATGTTATAAATCAACTTCAATATTATAATGGATCTTCTTGGGTTGCTTTTATTCCAGCACAATCAGGCAATGCTGGAAAAATTTTACAAACAGATGGTATAATAACATCATGGCAAGACCAAGACGGCGGTACAGTAATGTCATTACTTCTAATGGGAGGATAAGAAATGCCAACAGTTTATAAGGTATTAGGACAGGTAAATCCTTCTGCTACCACAGCAACAACATTATACACAGTTCCAGCAACAACTTCTACGGTTGTTTCAACAATCACTATAGCAAACCTTGCTGCAACTAGTGGAACTTTTAGAATAGCAATTAGGCCAGGTGGAGAGTCTTTAGTAAATAAACACTATTTGGCTTATGACGTAACAATTGCTGCTCTTGATACATTAACACTTACACTAGGAATAACCTTAGCAACTACTGACGTAATTACTGTTTATGCATCTTCTGCAAATCAGGTTTTTGCTGCTTACGGAGCGGAGCAATAAAAAGTGACAATCAGAAGCATTAAGAGCGGATCAATAACAAGTTTGGCAGCAGGAAATGCAAGTGTTGCAGTACCAACCGTACCAACTATAGGAACAGCAACAGCAAGTGCTTCTGTTGGAGGCGCGGTAGATGTTACTTTTACTCCAGCAACTTTTGGCTCTCCAGCAACATCATATACAGTAACTTCAAGCCCTGGAAGCCTAACTGCATCTGGCGCTTCAAGTCCACTTCAAGTGGGAAGTTTAACTCCTGGAACAACATATACTTTTACTGTTACAGCAACTAACGCTAATGGAACATCAATTGCATCTTCAGAATCCAATACGGTAGTTCCTATTGCTGTATATACTTTAGTCAATACTTTTAATTCAAGTGGAACATATACAATCCCTAGTGGAAAAACACAAATGGCTGCATATGTATTTGCAGGTGGTGCAGGTGGAGCAGTAGGTAGTAGCGCAGAATCTAACGGAGGACATCCAGGCGGTGGCGGAGGCGGAGGCGGAGGCTTATCCATATTTACAGATTATGCGGTAACTCCAGGTCAAATATATGCAGCAACAGTTGGTTCTGGTGGTGGCCAAGGATCATCAGGTGGAGCATCTAGTATTGCTCTTCAAGGATCCTCAGCCTTGGTAAATGCAAACGGTGGAGTTGGCAACAATGCTTCAGGAGCAAAGGCTCCTGGATCTGGAGCAAATGGAAATATTACTGCTACTAACTATAGTGGCGGACAATCTGGTGCAGGCGCTGCTGGCAGCACTGGTGGTGGCGGTGCTCAAAGCCAAGGTGGCGCTTTTAACACTAACGTAACTGGTTTACAAAATGCACGGGCAGGTGGCGGTGGCGGTGGCGGTGGTGGTGGAAACCCAGCCGTAGGTGCAATACCTGGAGGCGCTGGATCAGCACTTGGCGGTGGAAATGGCGGAAACGGCAATAGTTTTGGAGCAGGTGCAACTGTAACTGGACAGGCAGGCAGTTCTCCTGGCGCTGGCGGTGGCGGAGGCGGTGGCGGTGCAAGAAACTCCACTCAAAATTCTGCATCAGGTGGCGGTAGCGGTGGCACTGGTGGCACTGGACGAGTTCTTGTGTTTGTGAAGTGAGACTATGAGCGAACAAACTTACGACTATGCAGTCTTAGATGAAAATAATATTGTTATTAATAAAATTGTTGCAGAATCTTTAGAGATAGCAGAACTTGTTACTAATAATAAAAAATGTATTAAGTTTAATTGTGAAGAAAAAATAGTAGAGTTTGGTTCTATCTATGATGACTCTACAGATACATTTTCTCTTCCAGAGTAAACTTAATTTTTTATAGTGTATAATAATTTTTATGGGGAATCAAAAAATTATTTTTACAAATGTTTTAGACTTTGAAATAAACTATAAACCAATACCATCTTATACTTCAATTCCAGAATGGTATAAAGAAACATCATCCTATATTAGCGGAGAAAAAATTCCAGATCCAACAGTAGGTGATACAGTATCAACAATAAAAAAATGTATGCCAATTTTTGATGCAATGACTTCTGGATACACAATTCCTACATATGTTGATTTGTATGTTTCAAAAAGAGAAGAAGCACCATATTACATGTGGCCATCTACTGAGCCAATATCTTTTCATTCTATTATACAAGCGGAAAAATATCCAAAAAACAATGGTTTTTCATATCCTAAATGGATAAATCCTTGGTCTATTAAAACTCCTAAAGGATATTCATCTTTATTTATACCACCAATGCATTCAGATAACAATATTTTTTCAATACTTCCTGGTATTGTTGATACAGATGTATACACACATCCAGTTAACTTTCCTTTTATATTAAATGATATAAACTTTGAAGGATTGATTCCTGCTGGAACTCCAATGGCTCAGGTTATACCATTTAAAAGAGATTCTTGGAAAATGAGTTTTGGTGGAGATAAAGAAAAAACTGAATCCATAAATCAGAATAATTATTCTAGATCAAGATTTTTTGATTCTTATAAAACTTTATTTAGACAAAAAAAAGAGTATAAATAAAAAATACCCCCCAAAGCATATAGCCAAGGGGGGATTTTTATTAAATGTTATTACTTACATGGATATTTGTTGTACCACTCGTGATACCTTTTTCCATTCAAGGAACTCCATGAAGACCAATCTGCTCCACCCTTAGTCATGTGAAGAGCAATTTCTGCATTCACTACTGGGTTTAACAACTCAGCGTTTGAATCCAGTTCAAATTTCTCTCTACGATCTGACCCTAGTTCTCCAAGCATATTTATTTGAAATACGCCATAAGAACTATCTCCAGTTTTTACGTTACCGTTGAAAGCCAAGGGACGACCATTAGACTCTGCTTTAGCAATAGCACAAGCAGACCTTAAAGCCTTTCCCTTAAACCCTACAGCCTTTAACATATCAACTAGTTGCCCATCAGTCAAGTTGTGGGCATTTTCATATTTTTCAAGTTTTTTCTCTTTAGAAACCAAAAATGCCACCTTGGGGGTGGCAGAGATTTCTATAGAGTTTTTACTTAGTAAGTTGTTTTCATTTGTTGCATTTGCAGTAGCCGAAAAAACGGTACTACAAATAACCAAAACTAAAACCCCTAACCAAACGTTTGCTTCTCTCATTGTAAAATACCTCCTAGAGAACAAATGCTACCAACAGGTAGCATATATTAATTATAACATGAATTTGGGAGTTGAGTCAACTTTAACCAATAAAATTAAAAATATTTTTAAATATTTAGTTAGTTAGTGGTATAATGATATGATTATGGCAACATTTAGAGATCAAGCGCTTAGTTCTTATTCTGTTGGATCTACCCCGCCAAATGTGGTTTGGACGGTTGTTAGAGGCGACACAGCCGCTTTTAGAGTATACGTAACGGATGACAACAAAGATCCACTAGCAATTGCTGAGTGGGATATTGAAATGGAAATTAAACGTCCTAATACAAAGCCTGGTGATTTTACAGATGATGCAGAGTTAATTACTACTTTATCACCAGCCCCAGCAACTGGCGACGGTAGTGGTGAATTTACAGTTTCATTAACATCAGGACAGTCAACAACATTAGAAACTGGCGATATATTTGATATTGAGTTGAGCGATGAAAGTCGTGTTTGGACGGTAGCCAGAGGAACAATGAACATTATTGAAGATGTAACCAATAGTGAGTCATAATGGCTTCAGTTGTAATAACAAATAGTTCTAGCAATAAAGTAGGATTAGTATCAACAACAGATTACCCAAAAACAAAGGTTCTTTACTCTGCAAGGTTAACCAAGATAAATGAAATTCTTCCATTTAGAATAAAACTTACAAATATTGGAATACCAAGCGCATACTCTAATATCCCTGGAATTGGACTTCAGATCATTGGAATCAATAACTATATTCTTTAACATAATGATATAATAGCGGTATGGCAAAGATATCAACCACCAACGTAAAAGCCCTATTTCAAACAGGCGATAGACCAACTCAGGAAAACTATGTAGACTTAATTGATAGTACTTCTGCTAGGTCTACCGATCTTGGATCAGATGGCAACAATGAGTCAACAATTAATGGAATTGAAAACTCAACGGTTTTTGATAACTTTACCGCAAGTGAATGGCGATCAATGAAATATATGGTTTCCATTAAATATGTAGCAGGTGGTGCGAACAAGTACTTCTCTACAGAACTTAGTATTCTGATTGACGGTACAGATGTTAACGTTACTCAGTATGCAACAATTGACAACGATGGGAATATTGGCACCATCTCTGTTTCAAGGGCTGGAGACATAGTTTCACTAACTGTTGTTCCAGTAGGGGGAATTACACCTATAACTCTACGCTACATGCGTATGGGATTAAAGGCCTAACCAAGGAGATATAAGATGGCAACAGTAACAAAAGATTTTAGAGTAAAAGCGGGGCTAGTAGTTGAAGGATCAACTGCGACCGTTAACTCTCATGATATATTAACAGAAGCATTAGTAGACGCAAAAGGTGATTTACTAGTTGCTTCCGCTGCAGATGCAGTAGCACGTTTAGGCGTTGGTACAAATGGTCAAGTACTTACAGCAAACTCAGGAGCAACATATGGTCTTGAGTGGTCAGC